TAAGGGCGCAAGGCATAGGAGTTATAACAAGAACAGATTGAAAATGCAAAAAGTAAATTAATAATCGTTATATATATAATATGAAACAAAGTGAAATGTTAAATCAAATTAAAACACTTCTAAACATCGAGGTAAAACTTGAAGAAATGAAGTTAGAGAATGGTACTATTGTATCTGCTGAATCTTTTGAAAAGGATAAAGAATTGTTTATTGTTACCGATGATGAAAAAGTAGCAATGCCAGTTGGAGAATATATTTTAGAAGATGGTAGATTATTAGTAGTAGAAGAAGAAGGTCTTATTGCAGATGTTAGAGAAGTATCTGATGAAGTACCAGCTAAAGAAGAAGAAACTACTGAAGATTTAGAAGAAAAAGAAGAGGAAAAAGAAATGGCAGAAGTAGGAGATTGGGAAGGAATGGAAAAAAGAATCCAAAATCTTGAAGATGCTATTGCTGATTTAAAAGGAGAAGTAAAAGCTGAAGATATTCAAGAAGAGGAAATGTCTGATGATGTTCAAGCACCTTTAAAGTCAAGAACAGTAAAGGAAGAATTTTCTGAAGAAGAAGTTTTAAAAGAAGAACTTTCACAAGCTGCTGCAAAACCAATTAAACATAATCCAGAAGCTGAAACAAAACAAACAAGAAAAGTAGAGTTTGGCAGAGGGCAATTCAACACAACCTTAGATAGAGTATTAAATAAATTAAACAAATAAAAAAATGAGTAATCAAAGAAACGTAAATTTGGCAACAACTACTAACATAACTACAACTTATGCTGGGGAATTTGCTGGGGAATACATCGCAGCAGCTTTATTGTCTGCATCTACTATCGATGATGGTGGATTAACAGTTAAGGCAAACATTGCTTTTAAAGAAGTAATTAAGAAATTAGCAACAAATGCTTTAGTAACTGCAGCTGGATGTGATTTTAGTCCAACATCTACTATTACATTAACTGAAAGAATAATTCAGCCAGTTGAGTTACAAGTAAACCTACAATTATGTAAGTATGACTTCGTTAACGATTGGGAGGCTCAGAGTATGGGTTACGGATTAGGACAAACTTTACCACCTAAATTTTCTGACTTTTTAATTGCTCACGTAGCATCAGAAGTAGCACAGAATACAGAATTTTGTATTTGGCAAGGAGATACGACCGCTGGTACAAACAATTCTTTTGATGGATTTGAAAAACTAATTGCAGCATCAGCAGCAGCGGGAGATATTCCAGCAGCACAACAAGTTGCAGCAGTAGCTGGTGGATTATTATCTACAAACATTATAGATGAATTATCTAAAGTAGTAGATGCTATTCCAAGTGTATCATATGGTAAAGAAGATTTATTCCTTTACATTGGTTCTAAAGCAGCTAAATTATATGTTCAAGCATTAGGAGGATTTGGTGCAAGTGGATTGGGTGCAAATGGTGTAAATAATATGGGAACGCAATGGTGGAACAACGGAAGTTTAACTGTAAATGGTGTTAAAATATTTGTATGTCCAGGTATGTCAGACAACAAAATGTATGTAGCACAACGTTCAAATCTTTATTTTGGAACTGGATTATTAAATTCAACTCAAGAGGTGAAGGTTTTAGATATGGCAGATTTAGATGCTTCAAACAATGTTAGAATGGTAATGAGATTTACCTCAGCAGTTCAATTTGGAATTGCTTCTGATTTAGTTGAGTACGCTTAAAATTAATAATTAATCAATATAAAAGAGGTGGGTGGTTTATCTGCTTACCTCTTTTTTTTAAAACAATAAAAAACAATGGCTTGTACATTAACAACTGGGAGAAAAGTCCCTTGTAAGTCCGCTTTCGGTGGCATTAAACGAGTATACTTTGCAGACTTCGGAGCGTTAACCGCAGTAACAATAGATGCCTCAACTGGAGAAGCATCAGTAACTGGAACTCCAACTTGGTACGAATACGATGTAAAAGGAAATTCCTCTTTAGAAACTACTGTAACAAGTAGTAGAGAAAATGGAACAACTTTTTACACTCAAACTTTAAACCTTACATTAACTTATTTAGATGCTTTAACGCAAAATCAATTACAGATTCTTGCAGTAGCAAGACCATATGTAGTTGTTGAGGACTACTACGGGAATAGCTTCTTATGTGGTTTTGAAAACGGGATGGAATGTACTGGAGGCACAGTAGTAACTGGAGCAGCAGCTGGAGATTTAAGCGGATTTACTTTAACATTCGAAGGAATGGAAGAAACTGCACCTTATTTCTTAGCAACGGCAGTAACGGGAGATGCAGCACAGATTGACCCAACTGCATAATATATTTATTTAGTTAGAATTAGAGCATCCTTTACGGGGTGCTTTTTTTTTGATTATTAATTTTACAAATAAATATGTTTTTTACGTTATATATGTAATGATTATACTTTCAACATCTACAACTGCACAAAGCCTATCTGTAATACCAAGAAGTTATTTAGGTACTTTTACTATGGCAATAAGAGATGATAGCACAAACGTAACAGTAGACTATCAAATAACCTCTGCAATTACATCTAACAACTATCTTAATTTTAATAATACTTTTAGTCCAGTATTAGTTGAAAATCATTTTTACGATATTGAATTATATACGGATTCAAATAAAACGGATAGTATTTACAAGGATAGAATATTCTGCACAGACCAAAATATAGACCAATTAAATAATAATTATTATAATTTAAATAATGGTCAATTTACAACATACAATGGTTATGATAATACTTATATAGTAATATGAAAAGACAAAGAAATAGTAAAGGGCAATTTACAAAGGCATCCAAAGTTTCAGAGTTTGGTTTTGTTAATTTAAGCACTTACACAAGTCCAGAAATAAAGGAAGTAAATGGAAAAGATTGGATTGAATATGGAGCAGATAATAATTACTTTCAATTCCTTATAGATAGATATAATGGTTCTCCTACTAACAATGCTGCTATTAATGGCATTAGTCAAGCTATTTATGGAAAAGGATTAAATGCTACTAACTCAAGTAAAAAGCCAAATGAGTACGCTCAAATGGTTTCTTTATTTAAAAAAGATGTAGTAAGAAGATTGTGCTATGATTTAAAATTAATGGGACAATGTGCAATGCAAATTATTTACTCTAAAGACAGAAAGACTATTGCTCAGATAGAGCATATGCCTATTGAAACTTTAAGAGCAGAAAAATGTGATGATGATGGAGAAATACCAGCTTATTATTATTATAAAGATTGGGCAAATATAAAAAGAACAGACAATCCTTTAAGAATACCAGCTTATGGTATGTCAAAAGAAAATATAGAGATATTTTATATAAAACCCTATAAATCAGGTTTTTACTACTATTCTCCAGTCGACTACCAAGGAGGATTACAGTACTGTGAACTTGAAGAGGAAATTTCAAACTTTCATATAAACAATGTTCGAAATTCACTTATGCCATCAATGCTTATAAATTTTAATAATGGTACTCCAAACCAACAAGAAAGACAATTAATTGAAAATAAAATAGCAGCTAAATTCCAATCCACGAGTAATGCTGGGAAATTTATACTAGCTTTTAATGATAATAAAGAAAGTCAAGCAGAAATAACTCCAGTACAATTAAGTGACGCTCACAATCAATACCAATTTTTGTCAGAAGAAAGTACACAAAAAATTCAAATTGCCCATAGGGTGGTTTCACCTTTTTTATTAGGTATTCAAACATCAAGCGGTTTTTCTTCAAATTCAGATGAAATAAAGACTGCATCTCTTTTGATGGATAACACAGTTATAAGACCATTTCAAGAACTTTTAATTGATTCCTTTGATAAACTACTTGCTTACAATGATATTAGCTTAAACCTATACTTTACGACCTTACAACCATTAGAATTTACTGAAGTAGATGATTCAATACAAGACAAAGAAACTATTGAAGAAGAAACTGGTGTTGAAATGTCAGTTAATCTTGCGAAATATCCTTGGGACAAATGTATTAAAGAACAAACAGAAAGATATGGAGCAGAAGCAGCACCTAAAATATGTGGATATATAAAAGAAAATATGTCAACTATTAATTTAAAAGAAATTGATGGTAAACAAGCATATGGGACAAAAGAAGAAGCACAAGCAATAGCAGAAATGATAGGTTGCGAGGGTTACCACGAACACGATGAAGATGGTAAAACTTGGTTTATGCCTTGCGAATCTCACGATAACGATAATTTAACAAATGAAATGGCTTCTGCTATTTTAGAGAATTTACAGTTTGAAACAATGGGTGATGAATATGAACTAGTAGATTCAAGAGAATATTCAGATGATAATAATTCTATTGAAGAATGGGCAAATTCTAAAATAAAGAAAAAATTATCAACTATTCAAAAGTTTGCAGATTACATAAAATCATATCCAAACAAAGAAAGTAAGCTAGATAAATCATATTACAAGATAAGGTATTCATATAGAGAAAAAGTTTCATCTAAAAATAGTCGTGATTTTTGTAAAACAATGATGTCAAGAACTAGTAAAGGTGTTGTATATAGAAAAGAAGATATTGATAACGCTTCGTTTCAAGGTGTTAATAACGAGTTTGGGCACGATAGAAGAAATTATTCGCTTTTTAAATT